TTTTTCAACATATTCACGCATCTGCTCTGTTGGAGATAGTTCTTCTTTAGAACCTTCCTCAACCTCGTCGTCTGATGTTTCATCAACTTCTTCGTCTGATGCTTCTGGCATTTCTTCGTCGCCTTCTTCATCGTCCATATCCATCTCAGCATCATCAGCTGGCATTTCATCTTCAGCGTCGTCCATATCGTCTCCGCCTTCTTTGTCTGCCATCATTTCTTCAAATTCTGCTTTTAATTCGTCTAAAGCGTCTTCTAGATCTTCGACTCTTTCTTCCATGTCGCCTTCTGGCTCATCTTCGTCGCCTTCTTCGTCGCCCATGTCAGCAATATCAGCCATCATACCATCAGCTGCATCACCTTTGTCCATGTCCATGTCGTCTTCGCCTTCGACTTCAAATTCATCAAGATTAAAATCTTCTTCTACTTCATCATCATCAGAAGCTTCATCGACTTCTTCGTCGCTTTCTTCTTTCATCTCTTTGTCTTTTTTGGCTTTTTTCGCTTTTTTCTCAGCGTCATCGTCCATTGCTTCGTCAACTTCTTCATCATCTTTAGAAGCTTCATCAACTTCCTCATCAGATGTTTCATCTACTGACTCATCTTCTAGATCATCTTCTAAAAGGTTTTCATAAATTTGTCTGGATTTCTCAACCACAATATTGTGGAAAAGTTCTTCTGCTTTGGCCTTGTCTTCGTTAACCAGGCATTCAAGCATTTCTTCGAATTGTTTTGAATCTGCCATTTTATTCTCCTATATATAATAAATTATTTTACCTTCACGGTAAGGCTGTCAATTGTATTTACTATTTATACGAAAATATGCCCGAAAATAGGCTCAAAACGACACTTTTTGCAAATTTTCTGCTAGATAGCGAAAATTTTTAAAAAATGTTGCATTTCCATTGTGTTATAATTGCTCAAAATATTTAGTTCGTCTGGAGAATAATTATCTATAGCTATTACTCTAGTGTAGTTTATACGCGGATGTTCTTTGATAGTTGTAGCAGTTTGTTTAAGCCAATTTCCATGATAAGTAGCTCCGTCTATTGATTTTTTATAGTTTTCTGTATCTGCATATATATTATTAAAGTGATTACCTCCGTCTTTACCTGTATAGTCAAAGCCTAATATAAAAATTTGCTGAGGTCCATGTTGACTAGCAAGCCATAAAGCAGTAGGACCACTACTCCATCCTTTGCTTGGTTGAAAGAAATTTAACTTTGACATATTATTATATGCTTTGTTTGGATTTGTCCAAACTTGATCATTACGCAATTGATATTTGTGTTTGTTAATTTCTAAAACCATTTTAACATCAACTGCAATTAAATAATCAGGATCGTATTCTCTATATATAGCATTACATCCATATACTTTGCCATAGTTTTTAATAACTTGTAGGTCAACAGGATGTCGACTTAATCCGTTGCCTAAAACAAAAGATGTTATATTGTTGTTTAAATTTTGTATTGTTGGACGGGGTGGTAATTTATTAGCTTTGGCTGCTCTTTTTGCTGCTTTTTCTTGTTTAATTTTTTCTTTGAGCTTGCGCCATTGATCTTTTGTGTAATCAGCTTTGTTGGGTTTTGTCATCTAGCTTAGACACCAGCTGCTGCCGCCTGAGCCGCTAAACCATACATTTGTCTAGTGATATTAAGCTCTTTATTTATTTCTTTGATATGTGCTTCAGAACCTTTTCTTGCCCTGTTAATTTGTGTAAGAGTAAGTTTTGTTTTTCTTGTGTCGTCTGATTTTACAACAGATTGATCATACTGTGGTTCATAAGAATCATCTTGTATAGTATCAAGTGTGTCTTTGTCAAAATAAAATAATTCACGTAGTATCATGCTAGTATTTATACCGTTTGGTCTGTTCCTGGAGGAGGTGTTCCGCCTGGTGTATCTCCTGTTACTGTATCTGGTGGTGCTCCTGCTCCGCCATCTTCTGGTGCTGGTGTATCATCAAGAATATCTTCTGCTCCATCAATGTCTGCACTAATACCTGCAGAACTGATACCAACACTTCTCATTTCGCCTGAAGAATCACCTGGAGGTGGTTGTAAGTTTTCATCATTCTCTTCTCTCCATAATCTTTCATTTTCTGCAATTTCTTCTTTACTAAATCCTAAAAATCTTTCTAGTGCAAATCTATTTGACACGTAAGGTATTGCACTCATCTGTGTAAATGTTGGGACTCTTGCATTATCAAGTTCTGCTTGTCTATAACTTGCAAAATTTTGTGGCGGTTGAAATTTTAAATCAAACATTGATGTATCAATGTTAACACCTTTTTCTAATAAAAATAATTTAAATTCTTTATCAAACGCTTGCGTAACAAGTCCTTGTAATCTTTCACAATACTTGTTAAATCTTAATTCTTGAATATATGCTGTGCCTACTCTTCCATCATTGTACGAACTAGTAGCATCATCTGCCCCGGTCGGTAAATATGAACTAGGAATTCGTAAGCCACGTACGAGCTTATTAGTAAAGTATCTGAGATCATCGATCTCTCCTAGATTTGTGCCTCCTGGTAATGTTTCTACTTTTGATCCTCTACCTTCAGCTGTTTGCGGAAAGAAATAATCTTCATTAATTGATAACGGATTATAACTACTATCAATTACGTTATTACCTCCGCCTGTTGAACTTGGTATTCTTCTTTGATGTATTTCTGTTTTTACACGCTCAACAAATTGCATTGCAAGGTGCGTTGGCATGTTTCCTACGTCTACATAAAACACTCTTCGCTCTGGTGCTCTTTGTACTCTATAAATTATAATTGCATCTTCTAATAGTTCTTTTTGTTTGTATACTTTAAATATACCTTCTAAAAGTGAATTACCAAAAGGATAATTGTTATCAAGTCCTTCTGATAAACTTAAATGTACTATATGTTCAGCGTTAATTGCTACTTCACCTTCACCTTGCTGATATCTACTACCTGCTTGTTGAGGTGCATTACCAACCATACCTCTTACGCCGCCGCTTTGATATCCACTACCTCCTCCTGTAATATTACCATTAGTAATATGCGGAGTTGTAGCTACCATATCTTTGAAGTTTAAATTCATATCACGTATGATATATTGCTCTGGTGTTTTGCCTTCAGATTCATTAACAATAATTCTTATTAATTTTGCAGGATCAACATGAAATAATTTTTTTGTTTCAGGATCTCTAATAAACAATTGATCGCCAAACTTGAATACATTACGCATTATTCTAAACATACGTGTGTGAAAGTTTTGTAGATTACACCATTGTCTTAGATATTGTCCTAATATGCTTACTTCTGAATTAGTTGCTGATTTGTTAAACTCAAATCGAAAGTTAGTTGAATTTTCTTTGTTGGACTGTGAACAAAATTCTGCTAGTATATCTAAAGCCGCGTTGACTTCTGAATCATTGTCCATGGTATTATATTGTCCGTAGCGTTCAACACGATTAGGACTTCCAACATACACATCTGGTAGATATGAACTATAGTTTGTTCTAGCTGGTCCTGCTTGAGCACCGCCGCCTCTTGTAAATGGAGAATAGCTTCCGGTCATATTGTCACCGGTCTGTACTGGTGTAAAGTATTTTTTCCAACTCATATGTTTAATCCTCCTCGACTAAACACATTACCCATTGCTCCTAAATTTTTTGTAACCTTAGTCATATTTTTTTGTTCTACTAATTGGCTTCCTATACCAGAAGCTGTTTGTTCCATAGCATCTTTCATGCCTTTGAAAACTTCAGGATCAAGTACTGCTTTAATAGCTTCTACATTACCAGTACCAAATGTTTCCATAGCTTCTCTCAGTTGTGTTATACTTGTTTCAATATTTGGTCCTGCATTAGCCTGAGTTTCCGGACTACGCATAGTATTTACCGCACCTTGTATGTTTGCGTTAGAAGATATGGCTCTTGATCGATCAAGATCTTCTGGAGTTGGATAACCTCTTACCATACTTTCCATACTCATTGCAACATTACTAGCAGATTCTGCTCCACCTAATCCACTTGCACTCTTCATCGCCGCTATTCCAGCATCTAATTGTTTGGCTTGTGCTTGAGTCATAACCAATTCATTACCATGTAGTATAGCTAAAGTGCCTTTGCCAAAATTTTCTGTTAGACTAGCAAACGAAGTAAAGCCTTTCATTGCTTGATCCATTCCAGGTGTACCAAACATACGTTTTTTTAAATTTTGATTTGTATTAACATCTAATGGATTTACTTCTTCTTTAGCTGGTGGTACAGGAATCCTATCTGCACTTGGATTTACTATTGCGTTAGCCGCATTTAATGCATTTATTAAATTAATAGTTTGTTCTCTGGAAAGACTTGTTACCTTTGATAAAGTATTAATTTCAGTTTTTAATTTTACAAGTTCATTTGTATTTTCCTGTGTTGCTCCTGCTCTCAGTTTTGCATCTATATCTGTCTTAACACCTTCAAGCACGCCAGGATCAACTGGTGGAGCTTCACCTGTAGTAATATAATCTTTCGCTGCTTGTAGAGGTTTCATAATTGTATCAGTCACAGGATCTATCAAATTAAAATCTGGACCCATTGCTTTTTGTGTTAAATCTTTAAACAGTGGTCCCATAAATTCTTGGTATACTTGTTTTGTTACGTCGGCTTGAACTTTAGTTGCGGCCCTAATCATTGCTTCTTGTCCTCGCAATGCAGATTGCAATACCATTTGTTCTGGGTCTTCACTTATCGCGCCGCCCTTATCAACAAACCCTCCTTGTTTAATTTGCTCCGAAAGTGCTTTTTTACGCATCTCTTGGAATTGACCTTGCATTTGGCTAAGTGTTATTTCTCCACGCTCGTATTGTGCTTGAACACCAATCATTGCTTCAGAAGTTTTTGCATATGACTCTGCAACTGCGGCAGTCGCTGAGTTTGTTCCGCCTAGTATTGCAAGTTCTTTATTTGCTGATCTATCTTTGGCGGCTGCTGCTGCTAGTTGACTCTTAAGTGCATTATACTCTTCTGTACGTCCTGCATCCTGAGCTGCCTTCATCTGTTTCATAATACCCATAGAGTTACTAAACATACCTGCAAGTTGTGCTTGGTCTTCGCTAGGAAATCCTCTAATCATCATGTCTTTGAACAAGTCGCCTATGCCACTAGCATCAGCTTCACTAGCTGCATTCATCATGGCTTTCTGCATGTTTGCTTCCATGCCCATAGTCTTAGCTCTAAAGTCACCTTGCCTCTGCAATGCCGCTTGCTCTTTCTTAAGAGCATCATTACTTTTACCTGTAAGTTTTGATAATAAATCTAAATCTTTTGCATATTCTGCTGTACGTTGTTGTATTAGTGCATCTGAAGCCGCATTTTGTTTACCAGACATCATAGCCATGCGTTGTGTCATCATCATGGCTTCGCCAATTTCTTCGTGTGTTAGGCCAATATTTCTAAGCTGTGTTCCAAATCTGTTGTTTTCAGAATTCAACTGCTTCATGTTTGAAAGAAACAGCGTTGCTCCGTGTTCAACAGTACCACCAAATCCAGCTAGTAGTTCACTGTTACTGGCTACTAAACCAGTCATTTCTTTGATACTTAGGCCAGCTCCTGTTGCTGCGGTAAGCATTGATTCAAGACTACCGCCAAAATGTACTCCGGATTTAGTTAAAACCTGGTATTGACTTACTTGTTTTTCAATCTCTTTGGCTACAGCGCCTGCTGCGCCGCCTGCAAATTTAATATTTGAAGCGAAATCTGTTAAACTTGGTTTGGTTAAACCAAGTGATTTAGCCATACCTATAGCGGCATTAGTAGTTTCTTTTGCCGCTTTGTTTACATCTTCTTCTGCCATAATTCTAATTCCAAGGTTTTTTAGACCATAAATATACTATATGAATATATTTATCAAGGAAAAAACATGCCGTCACCATTAACCAAATATCAGAGACAGCCTAAACAATCAATTGACCTTCCTAGCAAAGGAAGATGGTATAGTCAAGGATCTTTGGAAAAGTCTGAAGAACTAGAAGTCTTCAGTATGACAGCTAGTAACGAAATTGCAACTAAAACTCCTGATACATTACTCAGCGGAAACACTACAGTAGATATTATTAAAAGCTGTATACCAAGCATTAGAAATCCTTGGGAAATTCCAATGACAGATATCTATACAATTTTAGCTGCAATAAGAATGGCTAGTTACGGTGGCAACATAAATGCAAAAAATACTTGTACAGAATGCGGTGAGGAAAACAATTACGATATTGATATTCAAAATATGTTAGCTCACTTTGCAAAAGGCAACTTTGAAGATAGTGTTGTTATTGATAATATGAAATTTAGTTTGAGAGCTTTAACTTTTAGAGAGTTAAATGAGATCAATAAACAAAATTTCAAACTCCAACGCACACTATTGCAAGCTGTACCAAATATTACAGATGAAAATCAAAAAGCAGAAGAACAACAAAAAGTTTATGACGCACTTTCTGTGTTAAGAAAAAACACAGTTGTTTCATCTATTGCTAAGATTGAAGTTGATAATGAAGAAGAAACTGATCTAAACGAAATAGCAAAGTTCATAGAAAATGCTGATAAGGATTTTTTTGTAAAAGTTGAACAAGCTGTTATGCGTAACAACGAGCAGTTTATTGTTCCTGAAACAGATATCGAATGTGCCAACTGTGGTCATAAGTCTAAGTTAAACATTGAGCTGGACTACTCAAATTTTTTCGCACAAGGCTAATTCAGACAAAAGATTCTGATCTCAAGAAATTAGCCGAAGATTACGAAGACGAGATCAAAGGTATAAAGCATCAAGTTTATCAGTTATGCTGGTACATGCGTGGTGGCGTAGATTCTTATAAGTTGCTACACGATACTGATTTGGAAGATTTTGAAATAATGAATAAGATTGTTATGGATAATATTAAAAATTCCAAAGACACTGGTATGCCTTTAGTATAATTATTGATTCCAAAAGTCGTCGTCTTTAGAAATATCTTTGAAAGCATCACTCGCAGAAGAACCACTACCTGGAGTTAGAGGATTAACTGGGTCCAACGGATTATCATCTTTGGCTTTAGCAAGATTATCACCTGAGGTAGTACCTAGTCCTACTATTGACATAGCTTCTTCATAACCGGTGTCACCTAAGGCTTTTATCATATGTTCAGTTACGTCTTCTGCTGTTGAATATTTGCTAGTAAAAGGATCGTACGCAAATATAAAATCAGCCATTGCATTTGCTAATTTTTCTGCAAACTTTGTATCAAACGCAGAATATACCAACCCTGCGGCTGCAAATCTACCTCCCCATTTTAGGCCAAATGTAACCCATTTGCCAGGATTAAGAAATCGCACTATTGGCATTATTACTTTACTAGCTAGGCCTTTTTTCTTGGCCTTATCTACTATTGCGCCTTTGCGTTGTGCATAGATCCAAAATATTCCAGACGCTAAAGTGTTTATACCTACTGCACTCATCCAAGCAACCGATGCATTCACAGTAGTTGTCCGCAACCTTACCATGTCTGCATTATATTCTGCTTGTCCGTAAAACTTATTTGGATCAGTTGGGTGTGGATAGCCTACTCTACCTCCTGTGTCAATAGTGTCTAAAGGATTGTCTGACAGTTCTCCACCCTTGCCCCAGTTCAATTTTGTTTTGTACCAGGCTTTGAGTCTTACAGCATTAACAACTAGTGCTACCGGCATAAAAATATTGATCATTTGGAAAAGTCTTGCAGTGAAAATCTTAGCTGATCCTTTTCCAATTCTGTTCCATGTGGCTCCAGAACCTTTGATTAATTTTGCTTCTTCTTTTGCTACAACATCATCTAGGAAGTTTCCAGACTTAGCAAACGCAGCCTTTGCAGTTGGATTGCCTTTAGCAATTTGTTTTTCCATAAACTGCATCTGCATAGTTTTGACCACAGCCGCTTTGTTACCAAAAGTTAATTTTTTATTTTTGATAGCTTTTTTAAGCATATCATCAGTAACCTGTGCTGAGTATTTAGGCTCGCCAAATTTCCATCTGCCTTTGACTTTGTCTTGTTGTGCCCATTTCATTTGTTTTTCGTCGTAGATATATCTCTTTTTACCATCTGTGATTGTTGTTTGGTCAGGTATATGCCTACCAGTAGGTTTGTAATTTTTAATATCTAAATCATCAGCGTAACTTTTAATTGCGTTGATTCCTTTGTCAAGACCATAAACTCCGACAGAGGTTGCAATAGCTCCAATTAGCAATGGGATTAAAGGTAGTGCTTCATTTAACTGCTGTTTTTGGTGGTTATGCTGTATTATTTCCAGAACTTGCATTGTAAAACCTTAAATTATATTAACTAGTAGTATTTATGACCTGTTCAGGTATTTAAATATTAGTTCATGATTCAGAAATATAAAATATTAGACAATCTTGACAACGAAATTGATATAGTTAACACAATAGAAGAAGCTAATCAATATATTCAAATGTATAAAGACATAAATCCGCATTTAGAATTGCGATATGAATCATTTGAATATAGTACTGTTAAAAGTGGTTTCGGAAGAGATCCTGATTTGCATTAAAGTAAGTAGTATATTGTTTGAAATGAGCTAA